AGCAATCAATGCTTTGTTTGCATAGTAGGCGGGGAAGTCCATACTGAAAGCGTAAGCCGTACAAGCTTTGTTGTCGATAGGGAAGACAGTTACTCAGGAACCATTGTCTTCCAATACATAGCCTTGGGTCGCTAAAAGTGACTTTAGTGCCGTTAGACATCCCCGCCGGTTTTTATCGAAACGGCACTGACCTTGAACAGTCTGGCCGCTGGCGTGACGGAAGCTTGGTGCGCTGGCGGGATAACAGCCTCAGACCTATTGGCGGCTGGCAAGAACGCAAAGCGTCATTTAGCACAAATATCGTGCGCGGGATGCATACATGGGAAGCGAATAACGGCACGGCATATGCGGCTGGCGGTTCTTATAATGAGCTAAAAGCCATGACCGGCTCTGGCACTATTTATGACATTGCTCCAACAGATCTGGCGACAGGCCGTGAGGACGCAGAAGTTGAAACGGGCTATGGTTACGGCTTCTATGGCGATGGCTTCTATGGGACGCCGATCCAGCAAAATGCAAACGCTGTGCCAGAGGAAGCCACCCAATGGAATTTAGATAATTGGGGCGAGTATTTGGTTGCTTGCAATAAGGATGACGGGCGCTTGTTGGAGTGGCAGTTAAACCCAGCAGTTAAGGCAGCGCCGATTGCAAATGCCCCTACGAACAACCTTGGCTTAGTTGTAACAGAAGAGCGTTTTATTTTTGCCTTGGGTAGTGGCAACAACCCGCGAAAGATTTCGTGGTGTGATCGTGAAAACAACACAGTATGGACGCCAGCAGCTACAAATGAGGCTGGTGATATTGAGCTTGCCGATAGCGGGCAGATCATGCAGGGCGTTAGAACGCGAGGCCAGACGCTTATCCTGACAGATACATCAGCCCACACGGCGAGATACCTTGGCCCGCCTTATGTGTATGGCTTTGAGCGCGTTGGCACATCATGTGGGGCAATATCCCGCAAAGCTGCGTCTGACGTTGATATGGGCGTATTCTGGATGGGCCAGCGTGGTTTCTTTAGGTTTGACGGTAACAGCGTTCAAGAAATACCCTGCGATGTCTTCGACTATGTGTTCGGTGACTTTAATCCAGCGCAGCAATCAAAAGTTTGGTCGTTTGCCAACGGACAGTACGGCGAGGTGTGGTGGTTCTATTGCTCTGAAGGCGCTACTGAAATAGACCGCTACGTTGCATATGATTACAAAGAGGGCCATTGGCTGATTGGCAACCTGTCTCGCACGGCTGGCGTTCAGCGCGGCGTCTTTCGTTATCCATTTATGGCGGGCCATAATTCAGACAGCGACATTTATGAGCATGAAGTGGGTCTTAACGTAGATAGCTCATCAATCTTTGCCGAAAGCGGGCCAATATCTATTGGCGCGGGGGATCAGGTTGCGCGTGTTACTGAGCTTATCCCCGATGAAAAAACGCAAGGCGATGTCAACGTCACGTTTAAGACACGGCTTTATCCAAATGGCGCTGAGACAAGTCACGGGCCATTCACAACTGCAAACCCAACGTCAGTAAGATTTACTGGTCGGCAGGTTCGTATGCGGGTTGATGGAGCGATCTTGTCTGATTTTAGGGTCGGCAACATGCGAATTGATATGAAAGCTGGGGGCCGTAGGTAATGCCGGTTCCAGTATTACCCCCTATTGGCCCCGACTTACGCCAGTGGGGGCGTCAGCTAACAATATACTTGCAGCAAAACCTAGCAAAGCTTGGATTTAAAACGTCAGACGATAATCCGTCTGAGAACGGCGTTATTTTATGGGATAACGTAAACGGCTACCCTGTCGTGTCTAAAAATGGCGAGTTTCGGCAGATTGTGCTGGAAGATGGTCATGCTGACTTTATTCTGACGGCAGACGTCACCCCTGCTGCGGCCAACACGGCGTACAAGCTGACATATGACGCGCTTGCTGGGAATGACGGCATCACGCAAGGAACGCCAGCGTCGCGCATCGTGTTTGAGGAAGCTGGCCAATATGTCATAGCGTTCTCCGCGCAAATATCATCAACGTCAGCCAGCACGGTTCACTTCTACTTCTGGCCAAGCGTAAACGGGACAAACATAGCCGACAGCGCAATGACAACGGCCCTTCACCAAAATAACGCCACGGTTGTCACATCGCGCACACAAATATTCACTGTTGCGGCTGGCGATTACTTTGAAGTGAATTACATGATCGACAGCACATCAGGCTTCTTAAACTACACCGCAGCGTCTTCGCCAGTGCCAGCCATCCCCGCTTCCACCTTAGCAATTACGAGGCTGCACGGATGAAAGACATTTATGTAAACCAATTAGAGCGTTGCAAACCTTGGATAGAGGACGCCCTAGAGTATTGTGGTGGCACACATGAATGGGAAGATATAGCTAGTGGCATTGCAGATGGCCGTATGCAGCTATGGCCCGCGCCCAAGGGGTGTATTGTTACTGAAATTGTGGTATATCCTAAGAAGCGAGTTTTAAACATATTCTTAGCTGGTGGCGAATTGGATCAGATTTTAGACATGGACAATGATGTTAAGGCATGGGCAAAAGAACAAGATTGCGAAGCTGCGATCATGGCGGGTCGTTTAGGGTGGAAAAAACCGTTGGCTCCGTTAAATTGGAAAATGCTACACGCAAACTTTATTAAGGAGTTTTAAAAATGTCTGGTGGTGGTGGATCATCTACAACAGAAGCAACAGTTCCTAAGTTTTTAGAAACTGGTTATCAGCAAGGTATAGGAATGGGCCGCGACTTGTCGGCAATGCCTTATACGCCTTTTTATGGGCCTGATGTTGCGGCTATGTCGCCATTAGAGCAAGCTTCTTTTCAAGGCACTGATGTTATGGCTGGCGCTTTTGGTATGCCCTCATCTAGCGGGCAGCAGTATCTTCCTGCGCCTACTCAATTTGAAGGTGGGGCTATGGGTTATTCTTCAGCGCCAATCTTTGAGCAAGCAGTGAGCGAGTTAGAGGCCAGACGCCCAGCGCAAGCAGATTATTATAATAGTTTTTTTATTGATCCTGTGACGGGTGAAATGGGAAGTCGTACACCAGCAAGACAGCCTGTTGCATTAGAGATGCAGAGCGGCGGTAGAAGAGGAAAGTAATATGGCGGGCGGTGCAAACCCACAAATGGCTGCAAATCCATACCAGCAAGCTTCTGGTGCGCAGCAAGCAGCTTTGGCTACTACTCAGCAAGGCTTAGGCTTTACTCCAATGGGGATTACGCCTGAGAGTTATCAGGCAGGTCAAATAGCTGGGACAAATCTTTCTCCATATACAAATCCGTATGAAACGCAGGTTGTCCAGCAATCTATGCGAGATATTGGTACGCAAGCGCAGTTGGGAATGAACCAGCTAGATGCTCAAGCGCAACAGGCCAGAGCTTTTGGCGGTTCGCGGCATGGTGTTGCTATGGGTGAAGCTATGAAGGGTTACACTCAGCAAATGGCCGACACGGCTACCAGAATGCGTCAGCAAGGGTACAATACGGCTCTTGGCCTCGCAGGGCAGGATGTTGCTGCTCAAACGGCAGCTAATCAGTATGCGGCTGGGCAAAGGGCTTCTGCGCAATCACAAAATCTTGCTGCTCAACAAGCGGCAATGGGTACACGTTTGGGCGCAGCGCAGCAAATGGCTGGGTTGGGTGGCCAATCGTTTGGCTACGGTCAGGCAATACAGCAACAGCAAATGCAGCAAGGTCAGCAGCAGCGTCAAATGATGCAAGACCTTATCAACGCTGGAAAGCAGCAATATGCGGGATATACCGGCGCTCCACAGCAGGGATTGGCTACGTTCTTGGGCGCTATGTCTGGTGTGCCTAACTTGCAGGGTCAGCAGCAAGGTTATAACGCAGGATTTCTTGACTATCTTATGGCGGCTGGTCAATTCGCTTAGAGGATTTTTAGATGAGTATGAACCCAAACCAAGCACCTAGAAGCGGCCTATTAGGTTTACTTGATCGTGTAAGGCGTCCAGATGAGGAAACCGGCCTAAACTTTGCAAACCGCTTGGGAATGGCTGCATCTGTTTTAAACCCTATGAACCCGCAATCTGCTAATTACCGGCAGCAAATGATGCAGTCTGGTCAGGCTAGAATG